AGATGTCTAAGGCAGGTAAGCGCTCCTATTATCCAGCGTCTATGGAGTACGGCTTTATGCACGCGACTGCTGGGTTCATACCTGGTTATCACTACATGAAGCGGTCGATTGACGACAACAAGGAACAAATCGAACACATAATGACCGAGACCGTTGGTAAGGGTATCGAGAAGGCTTGGCAGAAGGGGTGAGTTGAATGGCTAGTTTGGAGATATCTCTGGTAGACGAGTTGTCGCCTACGGGCGGTTGGCAGTTTAACAATAAGGTGTTCCCCATGAACGCCGTTGAGCTTACCCCAGCGCCTTATATCGTGTACTCTACCAGCTTTGGTCAGGCGGACAAGACGTTGAAGGGGTTCCTCACATCGAAAAAGGTGACTTGTGAAATTAACATGATTTGCAATGACTACGCTTCGATGAGAGACATAACCTCGGAGGTGATCCCACGTCTACAATCGTTTGCACGTAGAACGATTGGTACCAGAGACCCAATCTTCGTACAGGATATAGAGTTGGATGACCCTGTAGAATTGTACGAATACGAGGTCAAGAAATACAGATGTACACTCGGCTTTACAATATATTTATAGGAGGTAATCTCATTGGCACAACGTGCGGTAGGTACTAGAATCCAAATTGGTTCTACTGGTATTGCAGAGTTGACTTCTATCGGCGGTCTTGAGTTGTCTGCGGACACAATGGATACGACGAACCTGAGCTCCAACGGCGGATACCGCGAGTTTATTGGCGGATTCAAAGATGGCGGCGAAGTATCTCTGGAAGGGTTCTTCAACCCAGGAGATGTCGGTCAATTCGCTCTGTATACAGCTTTTGAAGCGGGTACGACAGATACGTACCAAATTCTCTTCCCATCCGCTATGGGCGCTACTTGGACATTCGGCGGCGTAGTTACAGCGTTCAAAACAGGCGCTGACTTGGAAGATACAATCTCGTTTGAAGCTACTGTGAAGGTATCGGGTAAACCGACACTTGGAATCACTGCTTCTGCTAACTTGACTGCTTTGTCCCTTACAGGTACTGCAGGCGCACTTGCTCCAGCATTCGCTGGCGGTACGTACTCCTACAGCTACTCGTTCACAGGTACAAACCTTACAGTTACTCCAACTCTGGCTGGCGCTACAATCGACGTATACGTTGACGGTACGATCTTCCAGAAGGGCTTATCCAGTGGTGCGGCTTCCCAAGTAATCACATTCTCGGCTGTCGGCACTAAGAAAATCACTCTCGTATACAACGAGTCTGGTAAATCGGCTAAGATGTACGATATCGTTGGTAACCGTACAGCGTAGTAATAACACAACCATAGGGGACAGATTGATTTCTGTCCTCTTTATAATGACAAGGAGGAATTGAGATGAGTAAATTTGTTGCGGTTCAATTGGATAAATCAAGAAATCTCCGCTACGGTATGGAAGCTATCGACAACGTAGAAGAAATGCTGGGTATCGCTATTAACAAGCTTGATATGGAAGAGCTGACGATGAGACAAGCGGCTACGCTGATCTGGGCGGGTCTCGTACACGAAGACGCTTCTCTGACTGTAAAACAAGTTATGAAGCTGATCGATGAGTACGGCGATCTCCAAGACGTTCTCCAGAAGATGACTGACGCTCTGGACAAAGGATTCACGGGAAAGTTCGTGGCCCCAACGACAATCTAGAGAGCGACGATGACGGTGTAGAGGGTCAACCATTCTCAGTCCAAGCGGCTATGGAGGTTGCTATCGCCATCGGGATCGGGCTCAACGATTTCTGGGCTATGACTCCCCATGAATTGACTCTGTACGTAAAGGCGTATGTCAAGCGTAAAGAGGACGATTGGGACGAAAAGGTGTCCATAGCTTGGTTAGGGGCATACTTCCAACGAGCTAACAAGATGCCTAAGATGAAAGAGTACCTTACAGCCAGCCTCAAGAAGAAAGCCAAGAAACAAACAGCTGAGGATATGCTCAGACAGATCAAGGCTTTGAACGCGGCTCTAGGAGGAACAACTGAGTAAGGGGGTGAATAAATGGCTATTGTAAGAAACCTAGTTGTCCGTGCTGGTGGTGACTTCACAGGACTACGGAAGTCGATGCAGAAAGCCCAGAAGAACGTACAAGACTTCAAGAATTCAATTACGAAGACTTTGGGCGGTATCGGGGCGGCTTTTGCGGGTTTGAAGTCCATAGAGTTTTTCGCTGACGCTACAAGGGGCGCCATGGCGGTCGAAGCGGCGGTACAGCAGATTAACAGAACTATGGGTCAGAGTTCGCAAGAATTCATGGACTGGGCTCAGACACAATCGAGGGCGTTTAACATGTCCAAGACGGATGCTACGAAGTATGGGGCGATATACGGCAACCTACTGAGTACGTTCGCTAACGGGGCTGTAGATACCAAGAATAAAACAATTGACTTGCTGAAAGCTTCTGCTGTTGTCGCTTCTGGTACTGGACGGACTATGGATGACGTTATGTGGCGTATCCGTTCGGGTTTGTTAGGTAACACGGAAGCCATCGAGGACTTGGGCATTAACGTATACGTTAACATGCTGAAGTCAACACAAGCTTTCCGACAGTTCGCTGGAGACAAATCCTGGGATCAACTCGACTTCAAAACTCAACAGCTGATTCGATACTACGGTATCATGGAGCAAGCCAATAAGAAGTTTGGCGCCGAGGTAAACCAGAACACTAACTCATCATTACAGAAGTTTACAGCGGTTCTGGGAGATATCAAACTGAGGATAGGGCAAGCGTTCCTTCCGATCATGAATGTCGTACTCCCGTTGTTAACGAAACTGGCTGTCGCAGTATTGACTGTAGTTAGCGTCATATCACAGGCAATGAACTATCTCTTCGGTAGCTACAAACAGAAAGCCGATGCAGCCAAAGCCGCCTCTGAGAGGGCTGGTAAAGGAGTCAACAACCTAGGAGCCGCCTACCAGGACACTGGTAAAAAAGCAAAGGAAGCGGCTAAACAGGTACTGGGATTCGATGAGGTTAATACCCTTAATGATCCAGCATCCTCTGCGGCTGATACGGCGGCTCCAGGTACAGAAGCGGACGGCTTAGCCACCCCTGATCTGGGTATGGGTACTGCAATTGATCTAGACCCACTTTCCGACAAGGTAAAAGCGGCTGTAGATAAGATCAAGAGCGTATTCACCGCCTTTGTAGACTTCTTGAAAGAGAAGAAGGACATAATTGTTTCTATACTGGCTGGCGTAGTAGCGGCTCTGGGAGTCGGGCTTATTATCGCAAACTGGTCGGCTATCTCAGCGGCAATCGCTAGTGCCTGGGGCGTACTGGTAACAGCGTTCCAATGGATTCTTGCGGCGTTCCTAGCCATAGACATAGTCTTTGTCGCAATCGTCTTAGCTGTAGCGGCTGTGGTAGCGGCATTCGTATACTTCTACAGAACCAATGAACAATTCAGAGGTGTTGTAGACGGTATATTCAGGGCTATTGGAGACGCGCTGGTTTGGCTCTGGAAGAACGTTATGGTGCCTATGGGAGAGTTCTTAGGCAAAGCTTTTGTAGCGGTCTGGAAGGGGCTAGGCGAAGCGGCTCAGTGGGTTTGGAAGAACGTGATGGTTCCGTTCGGAGGCTTTCTGGAGAACTTCTGGAAACAGGTTATCGTACCGTTAGGCGGCGTACTGAAGGATGTCTTGGGAGTAGCGTTCGACGCTGTTGCTAAAATAGCCAAGGCTTTCTGGGAAGAAGTCCTTGTCCCTATGGGTAAGGATATCAAAGAGGTTATTGGACCTACAATAGAGACTCTCAAGATAGTATTTGACGCTCTCTGGCAAGATTGTCTGGTACCGCTTGGAACCTTCCTGGGCGATGTGTTCCTAGCTTACTGGGGAGCTATAGTCACTAAGATCCAAGAGGTTTGGGACAAAGTCAAACCGTTCGCTGAGTGGTTGACTAATGCCTTTGTCGACATACTTACCGAAGCCTTCCAAGGGGTAGGGAAAGTATTAGACAAAGTGAAGGAAGCGTTCCTTGGTATACTGACGTTTATTCAGGGGGTATTCACAGGGGATTGGCAGAAAGCTTTCGAAGGTCTGGGCAGTATCGTGAAGGCGGTATTTGAAGGACTGATAGAGGTCATCAAGATTCCTTTGAACGCCATTATCTCTATGGTTAACAAAGTGATCGAGGGACTGAATAAGCTACAACTTCCTGACTGGGCTGGCGGAGTCGGTATCAATATTCCAAAGATTCCTAAGTTGGCTAAGGGCGGTATTACAAATGGCGAGATGGTCGCGACAATCGGGGACAACCCTGGTGGACGCGAGGTA